TTAACTCCTGTAACGTTTTCATCCCAGTTAACTCTACCGAGATATGGGTCTGCATTGTATGTTGTAGTCTTTATACTTAAGCTTTGTTTCATAACTAACTGTTGGTCAGCTAGTTCTTTGAAGTGTATGTATGCATCATCCTCATAGTAAACTGCTAAGTCACCAACTTGTATTCTTTCTATACCCATACCATTTTGTGCTATACATGCAAGATAACAAGTATAATATGCCACTGCATTATCATATGCGGCATCATTGTCCATAGGGTCAGTAGAATCATAAGTCAAACCAGTCTGTTCAGTAAACCACTCAGTAGATATACTAATTAAAATGTCTAGAGTGTCATTATCTAGTTCTTCTTGTTCTATACCAGCTAAGAGTCTTATACGGTCTCTCAGTCCAGCGAGTGTCGTTATACTTGTTACTGCCATTTTACATCATACCCCATGCACCTGCGCCAGTAGCTGCTGTGAGCGCTACACCAACTAACCAGCGTACTTGCCTTTTTATATCATCTTCCCACATCTCGTGGTGGTGTAAATGATTTGTGAAGAGGGTCTCGAACTTTTCCATTCTGTTGAATACAGTTTTAACTCTTTCATCCATACGAATTAGAAGCTCGTCGCGCTCTTCAGGCTTCATTAATAAAAATATGTCTCCCTCATATTTAAAGGTTTCTCTAAGCCTTGACTATCCAGACACCAGTATCAACTAAAAGGAACGTTTTGTTAGCACCTCTGTGTGTACCAATCGAAACTGTAGAGGACGCACTATTACTAGAACCTTCATAGATAACATCAGAAGTACCTTGCGCTACTGTAACTGATAATGTGCTAGCTGGGTCGGCTGCTACATTGTTAACAATAGTTGTTTCAAAACCAACTCTAGCTGCTGTACCTTCTGGTAATTGGACTGGTATAGCTCCAACACCCGGTCCTACTTCTGGTTTAATAAGTGCGAAGTTACCTAGTGGTGTAACTATAGCAGGGTTTGCATAAACTCCACCTGCAGCGTCATATAAATAAAGGGCTTCTGTTTGGTTTTGAATTATACCTCCATTAACTTTGAGAAGTTGGTTATCAAACTCTCCATATATTAGAGGAGAGTCAGATTCTGCATTGTGAATATAAAGTTTGTTTGATTCTGCACCAGTAGAACTTGGTCCTGCATGTGAACCTATGTATACGTTATTTGAACTTGCTCCAGTAGCTTTCTTTCCTGCGTTTATTCCTATGGCAGTATTTTGGTAGTTTTGAGTTCCACTATATAAAGCTTGATGTCCAAGAACAACATTTCCACCTGAACCCGATTGTTGATTTAATCCTGCTTCGAATCCGACAATAACAGAAGCATTCTGTGTTGTTATAGAAGCCGCTGCTCTAGTACCTAGTACTGTGTTTTTCTCAGCACTTGTAGCGGCCGTAAGTGCTTCTCTTCCTACTGCAACGTTATTATGTGCTGTATGGATTCCAGAATTATCTCCTTTACCTGCTTTGTAACCTATGAATGTATTGTGGTTACCATGTGGATAGTATCCTGCTTGGAATCCTACCATAGTACTTCCAGATGATTCTGAACTATAACCAGCTAGAGTACCTACCATAACGTTATCTGATTGTGTCATTTCATAACCAGCACTATGTCCTATAGCAGTGTTGGAAGTTTGTGTGGTAGCAGCATTTAATGCTTGTCTACCAATGGCGATATTGTTATCACCCGTAGTTGAATTTTGGAATGCTTGATAACCTATTGCTACGTTATCATGCGCAGTAGTGTAATCCAACATAGCACTCGTACCGATAGCTACGTTTGTTCCCCCTGTTGAATTACCAGCAGAACCATACATAGCTTGCCATCCTATAGCAATGTTATGGTTACCACCAGAGGCTTCATATAAAGCAGAATCCCCAATACCTACATTACCTGTATAAGCTACGCTGTTTTCTCCCTGAGCTGCTGTATAACCTATAAAAACGTTATTTGTACCTTGTTGTATATTCAAACCAGCTTGGAATCCCATTACTACATTTCTACCATTACCAGTGCTTGTACCATTAGTAAATTCATAAGATTTAAAAGCGTCATAACCTACTGCTACGTTTCTTTGTACAGCTGTACCAGACCTTAAAGCTGCGTGACCTACCGCAGTGTTCTGATAACCTGTAGTGTTTTTCTGCATTGAGGTATATCCTATAGCTGTATTACTATAACCAGTAGTTATATCCTCCAATGCAAATCCGCCTACAGCTTGGTTTTGGTCTCCTGTTGTTATATCCATTCCAGAGAATGCACCTACAAAGACATTATAATTTGCCATTGCACTTGCTGATGCGTTACCTTTACCAGCACTCTCTCCTACCAAGACATTGTAGTTTCCTGATGGCATGGAAGACCCTGCTGCTTTACCTACTGCTACGTTAGATGTTCCACTAACTAACGAATTCAATACTTCATGACCAATAGCGGTTTGATTGTTACCAGTAACTAGACTGCTTAAAGCTGCCCGACCCATCACAGTTAAATTACGGGCTGTTGCTGATGATGCTGCATTATAACCAATAATAACATTTTCATATGATGTAGATGTTTGTGCTTTACCTGCTTCCCAACCAATAGTAACGTTACCTAAAGCTACTCCATTTTTAGCTGCATTATAACCAATAGTAACATGTCTACTTTGTGTTGTATTTCCTGAACCTGCTGCATATCCTATAGCAACCGCTTCTGATGCAGTTGTCCAGTCATATCCTGCAAAATTTCCAACTACTACATTTTTCTCAGCAGAAGTAATATTGAGTAGTGCTTCTCTTCCTATACCTACATTTTCTGCGGCGCCTGAGTCTACAACTCCATAACCTGCTTTATATCCCATCCAAACGTTGTGATTCCCTGTAGGATGATATCCTGCTTGATATCCCACCATAACCGAATTAGCTGAACCTTTAGCTATAGCTCCTGCACTATTACCCAATGCTGCATTCTTATCACCTGTAGCACCAGATAAAGCATATTGTCCTATACCTGTAGCATTATCAGCAGAAGAGTATTTCATAGCACCAAAACCTACTGCGGTTGTACTGCCTGCACCATCTACCTCACTTAGAGCATCAACTCCTATGACTGTGTTATAACTAGAAGTTGTAACTGCTTTCATTGCAGATTTACCTACAACTGTATGACTATCTCCTGTAGTTAAGTCTCTAGCTGCTAAATGTCCTATTGCTGTAGTAGCTGCAGTAGATGTAGCGCCTGATAGAGCTCTATAACCTATAGCGACTACTTGTGTGGATTCTTGGTTTTGCGCAAACAAAGCCTGTCCTATTACAACGTTATAACTTGAACCTGATGCATAACGCATTGCGTTAACACCAATTGCTACGTTATCTTGATTTGTTACTGAATAGTTACCACCTTGCATGGTTTGGTATCCTATTGCTATATTATTTTGATGGGTTGCATTAGTACCAGATTGTAATACTCTATATCCTACACCGGTGTTAACATTACCTTTTAAATATTGTCCAGCATTTTGACCAACCATAGTGTGGTATGTACCACTTGCGTTTGTAGATGTATTATGACCTATTGCTGTCATACCGGCAGCAGTTCCTGATACCATTTTACCAGCATTTTCTCCAACCAATACTAAACCGCCGTTAGTGTTTGTTTCACCGGCTTCAGAACCAATAGCGACTCCTCCGCCTGTTGTTAATTTACCTGCTTGTAATCCTATGAATACTCCACGACCTGTACCATTATAGTGAGATTGAAATCCAATAGCAACATCGTAAGTAGCTCCAACACCAGCTCCTAATGCTTGGTGTCCAACAGCTGTGACATATTGTGCTGTAACACTAGCACCTGCGTTATAACCTATTAATGTATTTCCAGTATGTGTTGACAGAGATGTACCTGCATTAACACCTATTAATGTATTATAGTCTCCAGTAGTTGCTTGATATCCTGCTCGCCTGCCTATAAATGTATTATAATCTCCATTACTTAAACTTTGACCTGCTCCATCACCCACTGCTGTGTTAGCAACTGCGCCATCTACATTCATTAAAGCATTATAACCAACTCCTACGTTTAAGTTAGCTGCTGCACCAGCTGTACCAAATCCAGCATTGTACCCTACCCAAGTATTGTAATTACCAGTTGGGTGATAACCAGATTGATAACCTACAGCTACTCCTCCAGCTCCACCAGACACTTTAGTCATAGCTGACATTCCTACAGCTACATTATAATCATTAGAGCCAGTTCTTAAAGCACTACTTCCTACGGCTACATTAGACCCTCCTGTATGATAAATAGCGGCATTATAACCTATCAAAGTATTGTGACTGTGGTCTGATAAAGAAAGTCCAGCTTCTTTACCGACTAATGTATTAGATGCTCCATCAACTAATCCACTTCCAGCAGAATGGCCTATAGCTGTATTATTGTTGGCTGTAGTCATTGCATCTAGTGCATATGGACCAATTGCTACTGCTGAGTCTCCAGAAGTTAAATTTTTAAGTGCATCATATCCTATACCTACATTTAAGCTTGATGTAACAAGTCCTGCTTGCATTGCATTTTTACCTATAGCTATGTTATAATTACCAGTTGTTGCAGTCTTATATGCATCACTACCTAAAACAACGTTATAACTACCACCTAATATATTAGAACCTGCTTGGTCGCCTACTATAATGTTTTCCTGTGCAGTAGTTAAATCATATCCTGCTTCGTTACCCACTATTATATTTTTAAAACCAGTTGTTGCATTTAATCCTGCGTAATTACCTACAGCTACGTTTTGGTACCCTGTAAATCCTGTACCAGCTCCTTGTAAAGCACCGTATCCTACACCTACATTCTGATTAGCAGCGCCAGAAATATTTCTCATGGCATAAGCACCCACTGCAACTGTTTGGTCATTGTCTGCACCAGTCTCACCTTCCATTGTGTTATGACCGATTGCTACGTTGTTAGTCCCGTCATTTTTAGATAAAGCAAAATAACCTACAGCTACGTTTTGGTTATTTCCATCAGCTGCATAGCCAGCATGCTCACCAATGAATACATTATAGCTAGTTGTTGATGCATTTAAACCTGCATTATTGCCTAAAAATATATTGCTTACTCCTGTGGTTATTGCTGTACCTGCATTGTAACCCATGACTATATTATTGTCACCTGTAGTAACAGAATCCAAAGCCCCAAATCCAAAGGCAAAATTCTTTTGAGCAGAGTTAGTTGTGGAAGCTGGATTACTTCCTATATAAATAGAATTGGTCTCAGTTAGTGCATCAACAAAGTTACCTATAGTATCAGTACCTGTACCTATGGCTAACTTACCAGAAGATAAAGAACCACCGAATGTACCTCCTCCTCCTCCTCCTGCTGTCAAATCGTGGTCTGTACCATCATCATCAGTAAAAATTAATTTATTAGGTGAATCATTCTTGACCCAAAGTTGACCCCAACCTGCATTAGTTGTTTCGTGGTCTGCACGTTCTTCTATAGATAATGCACCCACTAAAGACATACTAGTCTTAGGACTTGACGTTCCTACACCAAACTTATAACCAGCTGTTCTAACATATAAGTTAGCATTATTGTTCATCAAATGTAAATTGTTACTTGCTATAATATGGTCAGTTTGAAATCTTATATTACTTCCATCACCAGCATCTAAACGCATCACGTAACCGTTAGTAGATGTATTTGTAAATCGAGCAACCTCAGTTGAAGTATCTTTATATACATCTAATTTGTAAGTAGGGTTAGTTGTGCCTATACCTACATTACTACCTGATAAAGTCATCACTCCACCGTGTAGTTGTAAGTTTTGAGTAGCAGAGGTCCCTGTCCATAAAAACGGAACGTAATAACTAGAACCATCATAAGTACGTATCTTAAATATTCGACTTCCTGATTGTTCAAATACAGTTTCGGCAGTATCAAATTCTAAATCGTTAGATGTAGTTCCATTATCGATTCTAATTTTACCTGCTACTTCAAGTTTTGTGTTAGGTGTAGCTGTACCTATACCTACTAGACTGCCTGATGTAACGTGTATAGCTGGTGTAGTTGTATCATAAGCGTAAACCTCTAATGGTACTTTGTCTGATGCTCCACTAATACCAAACTGAGCCGTTGATGTTGTAGATGTATCATATCCCACTTGCCCAAACCTTGTAAAGAAATAAGACCATCTTCTATTTTGACTACCTAAAGTAACACTAGAATCAGAAGTACCAAGTAAAGATGTATAAACTTGCGTAGAGCCTAAGAAAAGACTTCCACCTATACCTTCTATTCTACCATACCCTGTACCGTTATTACTAGTATCTCCAAATCTTATACCTCTAGAATTAGAGTTAGGCATATATATTCCATAAGTAGCAGTTCCTTGTTGTACTTCTAAAGGATAATTGATTGTATTTGTACCTATACCAACACCAGCAGCTTTAATATTCATAGTGTTTGTGTTGCCAGCGTAAAATCTAACATTGTCAGTTTCGAAACCTAGATAAGTGTCTGTATCACCATTATGTACAAGATTACTACCAAGAAGTAAATTACTAGTCATGGTCACATTTGTGCCATTGTATGTAAAACCTGAGTTACCAGCAAAGGCACCACCATTGTTATATTGTACCTGTGTATCAGAACCACCGGGCGTGCCTCCACCTCCTACTAAAGAATCTAAATCAACGGTAACATCACCTAGCCCACCGTTACGGGCTAAAGAAAGTCTGTAATTAGGGCCACCACCTAATGTTGCCCCAGTAACATAATAATTTTGCCCAGCTGGTGCTGCGGCTTCTATTCTCTTGTTACCTACAGCGTTATGAGCCAAGCTCCTTAATACTTTTGTATATCTTGCCATTGTTAATAATAATAATACACTCCACTATTTAAATATTGTGTAAAAAAATAAGAGGTAGGGCTCAACCCTACCATCTTTATTTTGAAGATGAAATTATTCTTCTTCAGCCTTTTTCCACTCGTAGTCAGGTTCAGCCCATTTTGCGAGTTCTGCATCAGCGGCGGCTACTGCTGCTGCGGCTGCTTCTTCGCGGGTTCCGTAACCGAGATGGTTGCCGTCTTCGTCAAAGTGTTCAGTGTCTATATCTCTACACTTTTTGTAAGCTGCTGCTGCAACTATGTTGATACACTCATCTAGGATGCTTGGGTCTAATCTAATAGCTTTACATCTTGGACAAAGTTTACCATTCTCGTCAGGACAAATATGTTTACCATATTTCTCCATGTGACTAGGGTTTGGGGGTAATGTGAATCCTTTATTTTCTTCCATATTTATCTCCTTATGCACCTATGATTGTTTGTGTAAACCTTACTGTTGCAACCCAATAGACAGTGCTACCTGCTGCACCTGTGACCATAATTTCTAATGTGTCATTAGTGTTATTAGCTTGTACGGATACGTCCCATGCGGCCGCATCCTCACCTACTACGTTTATAGTTGGTGTACCTACTAATGCAGTTGTTCCAGCGTCATTCTTTATTGCTCCAGTAATTAAGTAAGCACATGTTTCTGTGCTGTTTTTTCTTCGTCCAACAACATCTGCTGTAAACACAACAGACTGATTTTGTATGATTGGTGGTCTAGTTTGTGCCCCGCCACCATTTATCATAGAGTGTAATGGTACTCCTGTAGCATCAGCTGTAACACGTCCCATCATGAACTCAGTCATTTGTATACTACCTTGAATACCAACTCCTGAACCATCTAAGTGTCTACCGCCACCCATTTCTCTAGCACCTTGTATGTTACCACTAACATATTGACCGTGGACCAAAGAAAAAGGAGTGTTGTTAGTCATTTTATTAGCATCACCAAACATAACTAGTCCAGTAGCGTTATTAGCATCACAAACCTGATTCCTACCTATAACTACACCATTATTATGACCTTCGGTTGCAGTGTTACCACTACCTCCTATTAGTGCATTTTCATCACGTGATGAAAAATTAGTGTGACCATACATGACATTTTGCTTAGCACCTCCACTTATAGTATGTGCTACTCCTGCCATAAAAGACCCAGTGAGATTATCGTTTTTCAGAATGTGGTCCATTCCAAATACACCACTATATGGACCCATACTACCTGATATATCATTACCGAAAATAAAGCAGTCTTGTGTCTTTGATGAAATATAATGGTCAGTACCCCAAACAAATAATCGTTTGGTATTGTTGTAATAACTACCTGCTATTGTAATGTCGTGACCAGATAAAAAGTGCCCAGCTTCATCTCGCGTGTCGTCACCGGGGTATATCGGGTCAATTTTTATTTTGTAACCCATTGCTATTCCATAATCTGCAAGAGTACCAGCAGGGTCAGTATATGTTATTCCACCACTTGTCACACCACCGCCGGGTTCTGAAAATTGTACTGTGTTTTCAGGAAGGAACTTATATACACCATCTACCAGTGTATTATTACTTGGTTGAACAGCTAAATATCTAGCACTTCTGCTCCTGTTTTTTAATAATTTATTGTTAAATATTGTCATTTTTTATCTCCTTAATTAAATAACTAAGTGGAGAGCATTTCCTCGCCAGCTCTCCAAAGGCTAATCAACTAAGCTTAACCAGAAGCTCCGTTAATTGTGATTATACCAACTTCAGGTCTAATAATCTTCAAACCATATCTCATAGACATGTAAGAACCGACAATTCCGAAACCGGGGTTTGCCTCTTCTACAGTCAATGGTCTTCTTTCTACATAAACCATTGGTTTAGATGAAAGGTCGAAGACACCAAATCTTGTTGATGGTACGTATGCGTTTACAACGACAGTTAATCCATATATAGAACCGACGATACCGGTTGAAGCTGTCTGATTAACAGGGCTTCCGGGCATCATAGCTGACATAGTTGGGTTAGCTGCTGCACCTGCTTCTCCTTGTGCTGCTGTGAAAGCAGTTACAAAGTCACCTAGGTCTAATAAAGACTTATAGTGAGCTGGAGAAATGAACAAGTGTGAAGCGTTGTATCCACGTGTTGCGACTCTGTCGATAGCTTCAGTGATATCTGAGAGAGCTAAGTCTCCAGCAGCATCACCAGCTGCACGAACGTATGAGTTTCGAATCAATCTTGCGTCTGATTCGTTACCGTATGAGTCTAGACGTGATGTTGAAGCATCGATTTGAGCTGCAGTCATACCACTTCCATAAAATCCAGATTGTGGATTTGTAGAGAAAGTAGTGATGTTTGTTTCTGAAGTAGTCTCATCGATTGCGATTGTTCCGAAGTCTGCGTTTGCTGCGTGAGCACCGAAAATGACTTTGACAACGTGGTCAGTCATGTGCCTGTCTACAGCTCTGCGGGCTTCATTCAAAGCCATTTCTACTTCGTTGAATCTTGAATCTTCAATCATTCTTCGGGTTACACCTACTGCAATACCCCACTCTTTAACTGAAACTCTCTCGGAGCGTAGTTTTGTGTGTTGGTATTCTGGGGTGGTTCCCTCATTTATTTGTTCCAATTTCATGGAAGGCTTAGCTAGAGTAATATCAATATTACCACCAGTATCAGTTGTCATAGGTTCAGCGAAAAAAGACATTACAGGAAGCTCTGCGACTTTGTAGTCCATGATTGCTTCTTTGTAATCAATAAGTACTCTTTCACCTACACCACCGTCTACTGAACCAGTGTTTAGTGTTGTTAACAAACCGGGAGTTGCGTCTACCATTTAAATCACCTTATAGTGTTTGACATTTCGTCAATCCTGCTGCACTGTTATTTTCTAACGTGATAGCTTGTGTCTTTGGTGCACCTGCGCCATTTGTGGCTGTGGTCAATCGACCCTCTGTGCTTCCCATCATCAAAGCAACACCTGCTCCTAAATCGTCACAGTTGATGTTTAGAATGACTCCGACGCCAGTAACTACTGAACATACAGCATCTGCTGCTGCGTCTGTCAATGCTATTCCAACATATGCGAAATCGAAACCAGAGTCGTCGCTGTCTGCTTTTTGGAGAAGTCCATTAGTATTTAATGAACAAGCATCTCCTGCAGTGATTGCTTCAACAGTTGTATATGGTAATATACGTGCTGGAGCTCCACCGTCGTTAATCAAAATTTCTGTTGCCATGTTTATTTACCTCTGTAGTACTCTTTATCTAGAGTAATTCTACCGTTTACCATTTTCATACCGAATTTTCTTTCGGTTTCTTCTGGTACTTCACCTTCATCAGATGATTTACCTTTTCCGAAAGACCTTTCGACATCGTTGCTTGGCTCTGGCATTGCTGCTAGAGCGTCGCTGAATCCAGTCAATCTGGACTCATCCCATGCAGAGAGTTCCTCTACACGAGCATCCTTCTTATCTTCTTCGATAGAACCGAATAAGATTTCTCTGGATATAATTGCTTCTACAGTTTCTAACTTCTTAGCTTCTGCTTCTGCAGCTAATCTCTCTTCCTCTGCTTTCTTGAAGGCTTCTAATTCTTTCATAGCCTTCTTGAACTCAGCTTCGATTTCAGCTTTTGAAGCTTCAACTTCTTCAAGTTGTGAACGTAGAGAAGCGAACTCGCGTTCGACAATGTTCTCTGCCTCGGATTTTACAGTTGTTTCTTTTGTCTCTTCTGACATATTTTGTACCTCTGTTTCCCCGTCTTCACACCCACAATTTTCTTTGGGTCCATCACAGTCGCAACTGTGCTCGTCCTCAGATTCAGGGGTGTCACATTCCTTTTCCT